AGGCGAGTGGCACGACAGTTTTGTATTTGATGCAGTTCGTAAAAATCACAAGCTACGAGAACTTGACTGGAGTGGTCATTTGATAACCGGTGAAGGTCATCCGTTGATAAATTGTGAGTGGGGTGCATACCTTGACCATCTCAAAGGCGATAGGAAACAATATGGCCAAAGTAAGAAGCAAGATTTACGTGTAAATCGAACAGAACAATATTGGAGTGAGATTAAATGAAGCAAGTTCACGGATTCTGGTTTCCAGACTACGATACGCATTTTCCAAAAATGCTAGATAAGAGTTTAAAGAATGATGGTGTGGTAAGATATCAATGGAGAGCCAGAGAACTAGCAATAGCAGAGTCAACTCCTCGAAGAATCTGCATAGACATAGGAGCCAATGTCGGATTGTGGAGTTGTGAACTTGTAGAGCATTTTGATCAAGTGATTGCATTTGAACCGGTAGAAGAATTTCGTAAATGTTTTGAACGTAATGTTAAAAAATCCAACTATGTCATGCATCCTTGTGCGTTAGGTCGTGAAGAAAGTTTTATCAACATGAATATTGTTGAAGGTAACACTGGTCACAGCCATATTGACACTAGTTCTATTGGGCAAGGCACTATTCCGTTGAAGACACTTGACAGTTTTAACTTTGACAACATTGATATGATTAAAATTGACGTGGAAGGATTTGAAGAAGAGATACTAGCAGGTGCGGAACAGACTATTTTGCGAAATAAACCTATACTAGCCATTGAGCAACAAAAACACGAATACAAAGATGCCATGGTCGAACTTCCGTCAGTAAGGATGTTAGAGCGTTGGGGATACAAGGTTGTGGGCCAGGTTAAAAAAGATTGGATATTAAAATGGACGGATTAAAAATTAGGTTCTTCAGCGATTCTTATAAAAGTAAAAGAGCTAGTCACAGACTTCGTGGTGATGTAACCTGTCAGGCATTGGCCGATCAAGGGTACGATGCAAAAGTCCTAACAGACTGGAGTGAGGTTGATGCAAATACCATAGTTGTGTTTTTAAAACGTAGTCAACCTCACAGTATTCAACGTGCCAAAGACCTAGGTGCTAAAACAATATATGATCTGTGTGACAATAAATTTGAAGAAAAAGAAGAATACGAACCCTGCTGCCAACTAGCAGATTTAGTGTCAGTTAACAGTGTTAATATGGGAATTAGTGTTAAACATCATACAGGTCGAGACAGTATAGTGATGCCTGATCCCTACGAACGCCCAAAATTAACACCTAAATTTATGCCTGGTAAAGAATTAAAATTGTTGTGGTTTGGGAGTCAATCAAGTTTTAAATTCTTACCTGTTGTAGAAATTTGGCTGCGCCTAGAAAAAGAAATCGTCAATTATAAATATACCATGGTTAGTTCTAAAACTGATAGACTGCTTAGTAAAATGAGTATGAGACAATCTAAGGGACAAATCACAGGAATCAACTTTAGTAAATTAGATATGCAAGAATGGAGTTGGGATCATCAGGGAAAATTATTAACAGAATGCGACATTGTGTTAATGCCTGTGCAAACAGATAATCCAAGAACCGACACTAAAAGTGCAAATCGTGTAATTGATAGTTTGATTTCAGGTCGATTTGTAATTACTACTTCGTTGGCCAGTTACGAAGAGTTTGCTCCTTACACCTGGCAAGGCGACTATATCGAAGGTATTAAATGGGCAAAGACCAATCCTGATCAAGTAATTGATAGAATTACAAAAGGACAACATTACGTAGAACAAAATTATTCTGCAAAAGTATTAAGTAAAAAATTTATAGAAGACATCTTATATGCTATTAAAAGATAAAGTACAAAACTGCGTTGAAAATCAAATACCTATTCGGTTACATTTAGGATGCGGGCCAGTAAAATTACCTAACTATCTCAATGTAGATGGTGAATACTGTGCCAACGACCCCGAAATCATAATACACGACATAGCCGACGTGTATCCTATTCCTGATAATTGTGTTGACGAAATTTTAAGTGTACATGTAATAGAACACATTGAACATTGGAAAGTTCGTGGGATGCTTGCTGAGTGGTATAGAATACTTCGCCCAGGCGGTCAGGCAGCAGTTGAATGGCCTGATTTGTTAAAGGCTTGCGAATTTATTGTTGCTAACCCGGACTCGCTAATTTCAGATGATCGTCGAGTCTTAAAGAAAACTATTCATTCAGTATTTGGCAATAGTAGATATCAGAATAGAGCAATGATGCATGCCTACGGATATAGCGCGGCATCAATGAGTCGATTGTTTACCGAAGCAGGATTTGGTATTGTAAGATCCGAAAATAATTTGTATGCAAAAACTGCATCAGACAGCAGAGTAATAGGAATAAAATAATGCACCCATCATCAATGAAAAATATGAAAACTCTCTTTGACAAATATGTCACTAACAAGTTTATATCTAAATCTACGCCTTGTAAAATATTGGATTTTGGAGGCAAAAATATTAGAGGATTAGGAACCTACTATGATCTACTAACTTCCGAAAACACTCCTTACAATGAACTCAATGTTAATTACCAAGGAATAGATCTTGAAGCAGGACCTGGGGTATCTATTGTGCTTGATGATCCATACAAGGTACCATTGGAAGATAACTATGCAGATGTTGTGATTTCAGGACAAATGTTTGAACACTGTGAATTTTTCTGGTTGAGTTTTTCAGAAATGGTTCGTGTGGTTAGGCCCGGAGGGTACATATTTCTAATAGCACCAATGACCGGAAAAGTACATCGATATCCTGTGGATTGTTGGAGATTCTATCCAGACGCTTATGCCGCATTGGCAAAATGGGGCAAAGTAGAATTGGTAGATGCCTGGACTGATTATGACGGTAGCAAGTGGTGGGATCAAGTAGGGGCTTTTAAAAAATGAGTGAAGTGTCAGCGTACTACAAACAAAGTGTGGAATTAGGTAAAAAGTTTCAAAAAGCAAGTTCCAGTTGTGCCGGCAACGATTGTAAAAGTTATCACAATCAAATTAGATTTCTCATGGACAAGTATGATGCTAAAACTGTGTTAGACTACGGTTGCGGCAAAGGTAATCAATATATTGATGTGGTTCCGTATATTTTACCCAACAATCAACTAACTGAGCCAATGACATTTAAAACTCGTATTAATGCAGAATCAGTGTATCAATTCGATCCGTGTGTAGAGGAGTTTGAAATAGAACCCCTCGGACAAAAATTTGATGCTGTTATATGCACACAAGTATTAGGCAGTATCCCGGATGTTGATATGCCGTGGTTGCGTGATAAGTTAATGAACTATGCTACTAAATTTGTATTCATAGGACTACACAAACCAGATAAACCTGTAAAGCCTAAAAAAAGAATGTACGATCCTAATTGGATAACATATCCCCGTGCTATCGAGTGGTATCAAAATCAATTTAAAGATTGGCGTGGACCCAATTTGTATTGGTGGTTTAGATACTCCGAACATCCAATCAACAACTGGTATCAAGTCAAATAAGGCAAGAACTGTTTGTAAATTAAGCCTTGTCTGCTTTCTTCATCAGTCCAATGACACGCCGCTAAATCATAGGCCCACTGTGTTCTATCAAATAACATAGGGGCATTTATACTTGCAATATTTTTGTTAGCAACATCCCAGCAAACACTACTGCTGTCGTCTGCCCATAACGGCACGCCACTAAGAATACTAGCTACACCACTGCTACTGTTAAACACCAACGAAGCCTTGGCTCGTTTTAAATCGTCCATCAGTGGTTTGTTTATGCTGTCACTGATTGAAATATTGTGACCGAGCAGCGGTTTTAAGTCTGATATCCTACCAGGGTGTGGGCGCAATACAATGGGTAAATCAGTATACTCTCTAACTTGTTTAATCTTATCGCGTGTCCATTCAACCGGGCTAAGACCTTTCATACTCCAGCCACCGTCGCGTTGGATTAAGAATAAAATATAGTCTCCATTGGATTTCCAATCTGCCATAGAGATTTTTAAATCATTAGATAATTGATTCCACCGGTCACTAGTTGAATTTTTATTAGCGTATTCGCTGGTATCATAAAACACTCCATTAATACTGTATCGTAAATATCTACTTTCTTGATCTTGAAATTTAAAACAATTTGCATCCATACTCATTACATGATTGCCGCTGAGTCGTTGTTTTTCTACAATTTCAGCACGAAGTTTAATGTTAGGAGTTGTTTGTATAGGACTTGGCCATCCTAATATTACTGCCAATTTGGCTGGACGAAATATAAATTGACTTTCGATATGAACAGTAGCACCGCACTTTCTTGCACCTTCAGCAAACGCCCTAAGCGTGTCT